ATTAATCGAGGTTAAACGTGCCAGACCTTTGCGATTAAACAACGCAAAATTGCTGTAAGATTTGACCCTTACAATTTGTTCGTCTGCCGTTTCCTTTGCACCAACCTGTTCAACAGCAATGCCTGCCGGAGTTCCATTGGGGTAAATCATTGATGCGCCAACTCTGTTAGTGCCATCATCCCAACATCCTGCCCATACAGAAGCCAACGCGCCACCTGTGAGAGCCGCACCGTTAGCAGTTTCAGCCACAGAAAGGTAATCATTCTGAAATACAGGAATACCCTCATATACCGAAACTTGTCGCTTTGTGCCATTTGGCATGGTGAAAGCTATAGTCTCATTGACTCCGCCTAATGCACGAACTAGCGCTTTGTAACTTCTGAGTGTGCGACCCGGCATCAGCAAAAAGTCAACCTCACCATCTTTAGATTTAACCAAATCACACACTTCATCAAGTAGCGCGAAAGATAAAGCCTGCCCTGCTGATGTAGATGTGTATTGACCGGAATCACAAAGAGTATGGAGCGAGTTCATGTTAGCGCCAGTGCCAGTGCCGGAAGCAATACCTGTCTGCAATAATCGACCAACTGACTTTGCCTTTGATGAAACTTCTGCCGCCATTTGATCAACGCCTGCGCTACTAGATTCAGCAGCAACCAACCCATTGAGTTCCGCATCACCGACAGTTGTTGTAGATGTAAAAGTTTGCTGCGTATAAGTGGCTGCCGCTTTGGCGGTAATAGTTCCACCGACCGCCAGATGTTGAGCATCGCCTAACGCATTTTCTCGGTTGTGGATAAAGCCTTGACCGTCATATCCAGACCAAGGTATAGCACCCCAGACAGGGTTAGTTGTGATGATATCTTCAGCAACGCCTGCAACAAGGTCGTTGTTGATTAATTTTGCCGCTTGGGCAAGTGTTTGAGTAGCCATTTGTTTGCCTTCCTGTTTACTGCCCAGAAACGCAAAAACGGCATCAGGGCATATTAGTTAATATTTGCCATGACACCGCCATAGAGTTGCACCCACCGAGTGCTTTAATATTACAATTATCTCAAAGTTAAGCGCCTTTTACAAGTTATTTAGAAAGTTCCATTAAACCTGATTTATACTTATCCATTGTTGTACGATTAGCATTGCCGCCACCTGTACCGCCACCTGTGCCATTTCCACCGCTTGAAGGGATTTTCATTGCATCAGGTCGTGAGGACACAAATTCATTAATGGTTAAATTTCCATCTTTACCTGTGATAATTTTATCACCATCCATTGCGACTACATTATCACCTCTGATAGTAAACATTGAGTTGATTTGCGCCATCAACGGCTCTTGCATCTCATGCCGTATCTTATGCTCGTTGAATGCTTTACTAGTTGCCCCACCTATTTGATGTTCTCTTACTTCAGCCTCATATCTGGTTTTATAACTATCACCACGTTCAGTTAGAGCGATGTTTTTTGCCTCTAAGTCGCTAATAGTCGGAGCGTATTTGTTTTTAGCATAAGTTTCAACATCACCTGCCTCAATCAACTTTTTATCAGCAATCTTTTGCTCACGCTTAACCATTGAATCGTATTTATCTAAATCAACCTTTTCGTACTTTTTAAGTTGCTCAGATAAACCGATGTTATTCTCTCGAAATTCGTCTAACTTTGACTTAGGTACTAAACCTCTTACCTGTAGCTGATACCCCTCACCATCTGCTTTGTACAATTTCTGTACGCCTTCATCGAGTTTGTCATATCCGCTTTTATCAATACTGCTATCAATCATGTGTCTCTCCTAGTGATTTATCGTGTGTTGCTTCTAATTCCTCAAGCGTTAACGGTTTGCCATGTTCGACATATCTATCAACCTTGAGTTTACCTGCTCGGTACTGTGCGCCCTTCCTCTTTCCAAGTGCTTCGTCTTGAAATGCAGAAGACTGTGTTTTTAACCATTCGTTATAAGTCATTATCTGTCAATTAATCCGTTACCAACATTTAATATCAACCATTTATTCCTCATGACTCTCCGTTACATCACTGGTATTATCGTACTTCTACAGTTTGGGTGCGCAGGCGGTAATCTGCCTTTACCTATCTTGAACTTCTTCCCATCTAACCCTCTACATATGTCAGATGTCCTGCTGTCTAAGGTTGCAACCCATTCATAATGTGTAAATATATCACTATTTGCGGCAATGAGCGAGGCTCGCGCTTGTGCCGCTGTGTGATTGATTGCTGTGCGCACTATCCTCTCAGCCTTGCGCTTTGACATTGACAATAGCCCGTCTTTGTAATTTCTCGCCTTTGTGCCTCGTATTCTGCTCATTATTTGAGCATTAGATTCGCCTACATAGAACCCCTCAGCGATTGCGTTCTTTATTAGTTTAATCTGCGAGGTGATATAACCGTTTAATTCATCTCTTAATAATACCGTTGTAAATGGTCGTGAACGAATTGCTGCTGCTAATATGTGTCTTGAAGGGATGATTAAACCTGTACCAGATGCTCTTGCAGCGAACCCTGCTTCTGATGCTGCAAAATCTACAAGGTTAATATCAATCTTATTAGCCCATTCCCTGTATATATCTCTCATCTCAATGCGTAGTTCTTTTTGTATCAACCTGAGTTGTGCTTTGTTAGTGATGCCTTCGGTGCGTGTTAGTATCTCTCTCAATACTTTGTCCACACGCTTTAAATAATTATCTATTAAATTCGCCTGTCCTGTTTTGTACCTCTCAACATAATGAGAGTGGCGTATTAACTTATCCCTCGTTGTCATCGACTTCTTCTTTAAATACATTTTCCTCAGACTCCAAGTCCAATGACTTTGCTCCTTCCGCAAGTATCATTTCTTTTTCATCCTCGACGCCCACACCTTTCGGCAGTATTTCACCTTGCTGTAGCTTGGTGAGGAATGTATCAAGAGAAATGCCGCCTGATTGCCATGTTTGCAATAATGCGGTTATTTCTTGCGGTGCTAATGCAGTATCAAGGAAATCCCTGTTTAATTTAACACTAACCTCGTCAGAACCGCCTTCCCATTCACTCGCCCACGTGAGCGCAGTAGTTAATAGCGATTCACAAGCATTAGCGATAGTTGATAGTGTAGCTGACTCACCGCTTGCCTCAATTCGTGCTGTCTCTGCCGCTTTGACGCCTGCGCTTGAGTTTTGCAGCATCTTTGCACCGATACTAGCCATTGCTTCAATTGATTTATCCAGTTCAGTTCTGATCGCGCCTAATCCAGAGCCAGTAAACTCTAACAACTCTGCTTTGCCGCTTGGATCTGAAATATGGTTGGCACTGCCTGCGCCTACGGATATTTGAGATGTTGTGCCGTCTGGGTTAGTTAAGTCACCGAATAAAAACATAGTTGGTAATGCTGTATAGTGTAATCCATGACTATTATCAACTGAATGCCGGTAATGGTGTAGGTTAATATCAGCCAATTCTAATAATGCAGGGTCGGTAATCTCCCAACCTATCTCTAGTGTATTCGCAACGGCAAACGGAATATAATCTATCCGCTCACCTCGATTAGTTGGTGCTTTAGTCTCGTAAATATAAAGAGACCGCTCGTCTTCACGCCATATATTTTGGATGTAAAAACCTTCCTCATCATAGGTTAATTCTAGATATTCTTGCTTGATATAGGATTTGAATTTGTCTTTGGAGTCTAGCTCGATATAATCTTGACACAACACAACATAATCATCTGACCAGTTAATAATGGATTCCTGCTGATACACTAGGAGTTTAGAGCGCTCACCATCATGCTCAACCAATACGCCTGCTCTACCGCCATTTAATAATTCTTTAATGATAACGCTTGCCAACAACTCAAGCTCACGACCCTCTGCGTTGGTATCCCTTAACATGTATTCAATATTAGTCGGCATATCAACAACAGGTTCTTTACGCATAATTGCGCCTATAAATGCCGTTGATGTAGGTTTTACTACTGGAAGAAATAAGCCTCTGGTTTTATAGGATTTATATTGAATATCACTTTGTCCGTCGAGGCGAGGTAGGTAATTCTCTCCTGAATCTTTAATAGCATCACTGCCTTTATAACAATCTCTGGTTCGTTTAACTCGTGCTTTCTGTGCGGTATATAGTGGATGCTCGTCATTAACTGGCATTGTTAAAATCCTTTGATAGTAACACTTCTTAGTATTGCGCCACTGACAAGACCCTTGTTAGCCGCCATTATAAAAGCATCAGCGAGGTTAGGCGATGCAACCTCTCTGGCTTTCAGTTCGTCTTTACTTTCGACCTTTACGCGCCCCGTTTTGTCGAAATCTTTTTTGGGGGTACATAATTCTACCATAATTTGCTCAAGATTTGAACATGCAGAGGATATACTAATTAATTCATCAGATGTAAATTGCTCACCTTTGTGGACAGCATTATAAGTGTTTCTGAACCTATCAGCTAACATCCACCACGCTTGAGCTTTGATATTAGAAAAGAACTCGCTATTGGCTATGCCGTTATATCTCATTTTAGGCTTAACAACCTTTGCCCCGGCATTAAATTTGTGGTGTTGGTAGAAGTTAAGCTCATTCAATGTTGAGCCTGTATGCGCTCCCACACCAATCGAGTCGTATATCATCTCAGCACCGTTAGTTACCGCCATACTCATTGCTCGCTTACAGGATTTGTTCAGTTCATCCTCTTTTGCTTTCCACAAGTCAGCCTGCTCACATATCGAACCGTTGACAAATATAGTCGCATTTAAGTCATCACCTGAATCAGCTACATCATAACCGACAGTCTTTGTGCCGGATAAATCAATATTTAATTTCTTATCAGCATCAATTGCAGCTTCTATCCATGAACGTTTGATAATAACCGCGTCGTCGTCATCGAGAGGCATCCCCAGATAAACATGTTGATAATCTTCATGGTTATTGGTTTCCATATCAGCGATTATCTTTAATAAGGTATCTGATAAATACGGATTCTCGTCATAGTTAATCTTTCTTGTGCATGTATCAGGAGGCGGTTTAACAACGAATCTCTGGTAAGCAAAGTCATTAGTATATCGTGGGTTAAAAATTATCCACACCTGACTTCCTTTCTTTCTGATAGTTGGTTCAAGTATCTCCCACTGATTAGGCGTTAGTGAATGTGCCTCCTCTATCCAACATATATCTATATCTTCAAGTGATTTTATCTCCTCGATGTGTCTCCATAATCCATAGAATACAAACTCGCTCCCTGTATGTGTGTTGATTATTTTGTTATTGGTTATCTTGTAATGAGAGCCTACACCGAATCGGCTAATTTGCTTTTTGAGTAACGTATAAACCGACTCCTCTATCTTATTCTGATATTGGCGAGCGCATAGGAATCTGAGTTTAGTATAGTCGGCAAGTTTAATCGCCTCTGCTGCGGCATCCCAACTTTTTGATGATGCTCGACCACCATACAATATCCTGTTTCTGGCTTTTGTTTTCCAGAAATCTCGTAGCGCATGGTTTTGAGAAGGTTTAGTTGTAGTAATCATCTAATGAAGGAAGTTCACCGATATTGATATTTGACTCTGTTTTGTCGCTTTGATCTAAATACTGCTTACCTAACCAAACTAACATTGTAGGATTACCATCTAATGCCGCTTTGAACTGCCTGCGCCTTAACGATGCCTTGCCATTACTGGACTTCTTTTTATAATACTCCGAAAAACCGCCATGCTTATCACGCTTTAATGCTGCGTTTAATGTGTCGTAATCAATATTTAATATAGATGCTATTTCTTCACCTGTGCAAAGTATGCCACATAAGCTATCAAGCGTCTTATAGTCTATTTCGTATTTAGGTCTGCCGCCTTTATTCTTCATATTGTTACCCGTCTTTTTCACAAATGTATCCGCAGAAATCGCCTACTTGTAACCATTTTTTAAATCCAAAGCTATTATACATAGAACTGGCTGATGGGCGCTGAACGCCTGATAGTGACAACTCTTTTTCTAGTATTAGTTTTGATGATACTCCAGCATCTAGTTTATTTCTGATTGCCATTTTTGTTACCACTTGCCCAATATATCCATCATGCGGTGTTACTTTATCAACAATAATAGTTGCTGCGCCTTCTTTCGCTTTGTGCATTAAGCTATATAAAAACTGCTTTCTTTTCTCTATAGGCAGAAACATAACGCCTAGCATAATTACACATACATCATAATTAGGGATAATTTCAATGTCTAACATATCACCAATTGTTATCTCTCCAACACCATTAAAATAATCTTTCATTTCTTCTGAGCTATCTATAGACACCGTGTTTATATTTCTATCTTTTATAGTTGACTCTAATCGTTTGGTGATATTACCCGTTGAACAAGCGAGATCTAATATTGTTGCATTGTCAGATAAGTATGAACGCGCTAAATGGCAAACTAAGTCTGATGCCATGTTATACCACGGTAATTGCTCTCTAACATGACTATCAAAACCTTTAGCAATAGATTTACTATTGAATGTCCAGTTGTTAGGTATTTTCATTGAATACGCCTGTTTTTAATATTGCGCCTGATACTGCCTTCATCATTAAGGGCGCAACCATTCTACCAAGTCGCTCTGCTTGCTTTGCATAACTACCTGTTAAGATATAATCGTCTGGCACTGACATTATCCTTTTTAATTCATCAATGGTAAATGCTCTATTGTCCCAATGTCTCGGAGCTGCTGCACTAATTGCAGATGTTTGTGCTGTTATACATGGTGAAGGTTTATGCTTTGATGCTTTAATTAGCGAAAAATATCTTGTATGATGCTCACCCTCCTTCATGGTTAACATCATTCTATGCATTTTGTATCTTGATAAGTCTGTATCTTTTTTATCTTTGTCTGTGAAAACAAGTCCGTGAAAAGCCTCTTTTAAAGTCACTTGCTTGCTTTGTGGTTGTGGGTGTAATTTACCCTTCATTTCACTTTTATATAAATCATCTCTAACGCCTACAAATATCAGCCTATTTCTTGACTGAGGAACGCCCAACCATTTTGCATCAAGAACCTTACATTCTACATGATACCCAGATAATCTTAGTTCTCTTAATATCTCATTTAAATAACCTTTTGATTTACCCATAGCCAACCCTTTAACATTCTCAGCAACAAATACTTTGGGCTTTATATCTCTCAGTATTCTTATGTAATCAAAAAATAAGTCCTCTACGCTTTCCTGAGATGTGTCGGAGTATTTTTTACTTTTACCCCATCCCTTGTTTTTTCTACCAGCAACAGAAAATGCAGAGCATGGCGGTGAACCGTCCAATAAATCAAGTTCGCCCTTTTTAAGATTTAGTTTTTTTAATATTTCGTCACCGGTTAATTTTTTTATATCAGCATCAAAAATATGTGTGCCTTTCCAGTTGGCTTTATATGTATTGGCGGCATCGGGTATAAATTCATTAATTGCAAGTGCTTTGCCGCCTGACATTCTATAACCTAAAGATGAGCCGCCACCGCCAGCAAATAATGATATAAATAAAAACTTATGATTATTGTTCTCTGTAGATTTAATTAAATCTTTTGTTAGTGGTAGTTTATATTCAGTCATACTCATAGCCGCATTTAGGACAAGTATGTTCTAAATCTGATTCGTCAATATCTAAAAAGCCATCTGGCGGTGATTTGCTATCATAAATACTACCAAGAAATGTATCATCAAAACCCAGTAAATCAATATCGAAATCGTTTAATTTCAAATCATCAATTTCAAGTTTTAATGTGTCCAAGTCCCAGTCGGCATTTAATGCTAATTGATTGTCAGCTATTACCAATGCTCTTTGCTGAGTCTTTGTTAACCCTTCTAATGTGATAGTAGGTATAGAGTCCATATTTAACGCCAGTGCTGCTTGTACACGACCATGCCCTGCAATTAACTGGTTATCTTCACTAATTAATACAGGATTAGTGAATCCGAATTGATTAATCGAATCTTTTATTTGTTGTATTTGAGAATCTGAGTGCGTTCTTGAGTTTGAACTATATGCCGTTAGTTCTTCCGGCTTTTTATATTCTATTTGCATACTCTCTCCAGTCGTTTGCCCCATATATTCTCACAGGTTTTAGTTGCCTGCTCCAATGTTGTACCGCCTTCACATATCATAACGAACGTAACGCCATTTACTGTAACCTTAAAGTTAGCTATCTTCATGCTCTACCTTCCATTTGGCTATTATAGCATTTAATTCGTCTAACCTGTTAGCAGGTACAAAAGCTGACTTCCAAACATAACCTTTGGCGATCATTTTAGACCGCCAATTGCTATATGCTTTTTTTTGATTATCACTTGTTTTCATTTTTCTATTATAACACCTTGTGTTTGTTTGCCAAGTATAAACTCAACCGCTTTCTGAGCCTGTTTTGCTGCTTTAAATATTGCCTTGTCATCACCTTTTAGCAACTTTAACCAACTGTCAATATAAGAATCGTGTTGTAGATTTTCCAATGTGAACCCAAGCCTTGCACCTGCGAATGCCGCCCCAAGTTCCGCAACTAATTCTTCTTCTGCGTAAGACAATTCCCTGTGTAGCCGTTTCTTTGTTTTAGTCCAGTGGATCATTTCATGTAATAAAGTTGCTTCAAAATCTTTCTCTGTATTAAAATCATCAACCGCAGGCATTCTTATTTGGTCTTCGCTTGGTATGTAGCGCGGTGACGAGCCATCATACTTGACGTTTACTTTATTTTTATCTGCAATCAAGGTAACAGTGGTGTCCCTGTCTTGAATTGCCGCCTCTGGTAACTCTATACCCTCACATTGCTCTGTGTTAAATATCGACCAAGGAGTTACTTTAGGGAACGTTCTTTTATCATCACCTTCACCAACCGTAATCATTTTATAGTGAATAATTCTGGTAGACTTCTCACCCTTTTTAACTTGACCACCCATCTTCTTGGCTTGACCATAGGTAACCCAACCCTGAGAGTTGTAGCCAGACAACCATGTAATAAGAACGTTCACACCGTTATACATTCTATTCGATGATGCGTTATGCGGAATGCTTAACGTGCTATTCCATGATTTAGTCCAAGGAGCAACGCCTGTTTCAAGTGCCGCTATAATTTGATTTGTTACATCTTGATAAATGTCGTTAGTTTTCATTTTAGTTTCCTTTAGTTTAATTTAATCCGTATTGTTTTAAATCTTCATCCTGAACAAATATATCATCAGTTATGCAGTAATACGCATGCTCTTTTGTGCTTGTGTTCCACATATAAAGAAAGCGCTTGCCTTGGCATGTGAACGGGGACTCATAGCCGCCACTAGCTTTTACCCAGTAACAACTATCTCTATGATCGCTCATAACCACCACTCCAAACCGAATAATATGGTTAAAAACACGCCCCAACCCAACCCCAATAAAAAATTAAACACAGGGTTATTGTCAATATTTTTCATGCTACCCACTCCTCTTTGACATCTAAGATTTCAACGTTTAGATCTGGCTGATAATACGTTAAAGATGCTATCGCTTCTTTGAAAGATTCAGACTTCAACCTAATGCCAGAAGTTCTTCCATTCAACCTGTATGTGATCGTGTAAATCTTCATGCCACAATCCCTAATATCTCTTTTTTATAAAGATCATAGTTCGCCTCTTTAATTTCTTCAGCGAGGCAGTTAAACTCCCGATATTCTTGCTGCATTCTCCTCACTTTTTCGAGCAGCCAGACGTCATCCATGTAGTCCTCTTTAAGCAGATCGTTGGATATACTCGAAAACGAAGATCTTAACGCCTTAGCATATATTATTTTTTTCATCTTAATTTCTCCTGTGGGCGTTGCCGCCCGTTTAGTTTGGCGACACTACTATATCTCTGATGTTCTCAGATAATCGGTTATACCTAAAAATTCAAGGTCTAATTCAAAAGCGTTAGCCCAATATGGCTCAACAACAAAATAACCTTTCATCTGGCGTATGATTTCTATACTGCAATTATTATAACAAGCCAAACCATCTATAATAGCCACACCTTTCTGCTTTGCTTGTTTAATTGAAATCGTGAAGTATATTGTTTTCATTTAGTTTTCCTTTAAGTTCTTAGTTTCAGTACAAGTATCTTACTATATTATAATATAATATGCAAAGTTTATTGATATGAAATAAACGAAATGTACCCTGTTTTACCGTTATTTCTTTCATTTTCTATGTATTTCAACTGTTCTCGGTAGTGTTTGGCTATTTCTTTTTCCTCAAACTTGCTGACTTTCATTTTGCTCTCACGCTTCTCAATTAGTATATCCATACGGTTTTGTCCGTACTTACCGATAAACCACCTATGCGCCTCCAGTGGACTCTCATGCCAAATTCGGTGGCAGTAATTACATAAACAATTCCCGTTTAATACATCCCATCTGATGGTTCTGTGCCGCCTACTAAATACGTGACTAAGTTCTGTTCTACCACCTTCCTTGCCGCACCTCTCGCACTTATGGTTATGTGCCGCCCTTACGCATTGACTAAAGTATTTATCTGCTGCTGTTATTTTCATTAAAAAAACCCTATTAGTTTATCGTATTCACCATCGCCACAGTTTTTGAATATAGTATCCATTGCAGCTTGAACGAGTGCTTTGTAATACTCACCAAAATCATCCTCGCTCATTGCTGCGTAACTAATGCTCTTAGCCTCAACTCTTGCTGAGCCATCAACTTTGTAGTAGACGTCCCTGTATCCGGCTAACACAGTTAAATTATCCCTGAATACATCAAATGATACTCGCTCGGTTCGGTAGTTGTTATCATCAACCCAGAACTCAAAGCAGTAGTTAAAGAAAGCAAAAACCTTTTTATGAAATTGGTAGTTCCTTTGTTCTTTAATCTCAATAGTGTACTGATCATGATTCTTAAACCGTACAAGTTTATCAGATTCTCTGTCGGATACTGGTATCAACCCGACAGAGGTTTTAATACATTCAATTTTCATTAGAACGGAATATCATCTGAAAACGCATTATCTACAGGTACAGCGATAACAGGCTGTGTTGGTTGCGTTGGCTGCGATGTGGGCGCATCTTTAGTTGACAAGAACTGAAAATTATCAATGTTAATCTCGGTTGAATAACGGTTGTTACCTTCTTTGTCTTGCCATTTACGAGTCTTTTGTTTTCCTGACACATAAAGTTTAGAGCCTTTGGAGCAATACTTACCAATCAACTCCGCAGGCTTTCTGAATGCTACGCAGTCAATAAAATTCGCCTGTTTAACTTCGATTCCATTTTTGTCTTTGTAATCATCATTACAGGCTATTGAGAAATTTAGAACACCGTCCCCATTAGGCATGAATTTTAGCTCTAGCTCTTTTGTTATATTGCCGATAAATTGGCATAGGTTTAAATCCTTCATTTTATTGCCTCACATTGTATTGTTATTTGATGTTTAGTTATTATATATATACTATCGTTGCCCATATTATATTTTCCGCACACTGACGGCTCAACGTTGAAATCAACAAACGTTAGGTGTAGCGATATTGTCATTAAAAATGTTGCCATTAACACTAAAAAACCCAACGTTAATATACTGCTGTTATTTTTCATTTTTTGCCTCCATAGAATCCAATTTTTTAGCCAACCCAAGCAGCACTCGGTTATATTCTGCGATCAAACTTTGATTGTATTTTTTAGATCTTGTTTTATTTTTACCAATAAAATCAAAAGCCGCCTGACTGTGTTTAGGCATTATTTGTACCCGAGCCTTTTAGTGTATAAAATGCGATTCCATTCGGTTTTTTTAAAATCATCGTGTGAAACAAGTTGCATACGTTTTTCGTTAACTCTTTTTTTAGTATAACCCCTTAATTTTGCAGAATAACCTGCAACAACTTTCATTCTAACACTCAGCCATGAATCTGAATAAGGAAAATCAACTGATATACTTTTCATTTTTTCGCCAGACTGGTGTCGCGCGATAGCCTTATATATTCGATCATCTGTCACTTTCATTTTAATGTCCTTTTTTGTTTATTAATTTTTTAATCATCACCATCATTAATACTTACCAGTGCCATTGCTATTGCGATAGCCAATAACATGAGTCCAATTACAATTTCATACCATTCCATCATCTT